TAATAATATTAATAGTCATGTTTTTCTTTATCTTAATTGTTTAAACTCTTTAATTCATTTTTTTTTAAATAATGAAATGTTGACTTTTCAAGTGGTTGTCTTTAGTCGTTTTAAAATTATAATGTTAGAATTCCATTTAATATTGGTCAGCATTATGAATGAAATTCATATTAAAATTCTTTTAGATTTATCTAATTTTATATCATCGTAACACTTTGTTATATAGTTATTTATATATATTTTATTACCATCATTTATATATTCAGAAAGTAATTGTATATTTTTTATTAAACCAAAATTATTAAATATTAACATTTCTAAACCCATACAAATGCTATCTATATAAATCATTGTATTTATAGCTTTGCCCAAATGACGTTTAACTAAATATTTTAAATATTCAAATTTTGCCATTTCGCATAATTTTATAACTCTATGTGTATTTATTATTATAAAACTCCTTTCTAATAATCCTTTATCATTATCGTACTTTTGCTCTTTTATTAATATTTCTAAATGGATTTTGTCATGTAATTCAATACATGTATTTATTAAAGACTGATAATCAATACTACGCCCCCTCATTATATATTCGCGCTTTTGATCAATAAAATATTTTAAAACATTAGTTCTTTTATAACGAATTAAACAAACAAGTATTTCACAAATATAACTATTATCATCGACATTAAATTTACCAAAACAATGTTTAACAAACATATATTTAATACACGTTATTAAATAATTATCACCCCTTGAATATTTTAATTCACTTATTGTATATGACAATAAACTAATTGGTATATTAAATATATCAAACAATACATGTAATTGATCTATATCAGAATTTACTAATATATATTTCATATCATTTAATGAAATAAATGTATCGTTAATTAATCGATCTATATCAGAAATATATAAACCAGAATAATTTAAAATTCTTGCGTCTTCGTCTTGTTCATTTATCGTATTTATCGCATTTCTAAAACAACATTGTGATGCATAAAAACGGAATAAATCATTATCTTTTATAGAATTGTCAATCATATACACAAGAAAATCTGCTTTATAACATTTGTGATTCTTGAAATAGTAAAACATACGAAATAAATGCTTTATAGAATTTGTTTTATCAAATACTCTTTGGAATCCAAAAGATCTTATTATTTTTTTTACAAATATTTTATTACAATAATTTTCATTGTACTTGTAATTACCATAACAAGAAATATTAACCATTAACACATTTACAATATCTTGGACCGACAAGTATTTTGATAACGTTTCAAAAATATCATATATTAAAAAATCATCGAATGAGCGTTTCATTATGAGTTATTTGTAAGATCAACCAATACGCCTCTAATATATATTTATGTTTTTATTTTTAAACAGGTTTGATTAAAATTTATTTTTTAACAAACAATTACATATGCATATATTAGGTATTGATTTTGGAACATCAAATACTTGTATATCTTACTTTGATAAAAGTAACTATCATATTATACCAAATGATCAAGGTAAATATACTACACCATCTTGTATATATTTCAATCCAATACGCGATGAAATATTATATGGAGAAACAGCATATATATCTTTGCAAAATCCATGTAATGTTATTTATAATATTAAACGATTAATTGGCACAAGTTATTCTGAATTTAAAAATAATAAAGAACTTCAATATTTCTTCCGTCATTTACATATTGTACAAAACCCCGAGTCAGACTATTGTAGTATTACATTAACATATAACAATGTTGTACAAACATTATCTATCGAATATATTTGTAAATTGTTTTTACAACACATTATATCATATGCCGAAACGCATTTAAATGTACCAGTCCAATCTGCTGTAATTACTGTACCAGTACAATTCACACATATTCAAAGAAATATTTTAAAATCAATCTTCCAAGATATAAATGTGTTTGTCCTAAGAATACTCAATGAACCCACAGCTGCCACTTTAGCTTACATACAAAATGAAAATGACAATTACAATGAAAATGACAATTACAATGACAATGACAATGACAATGACAATGACAATGACAATGACAATGACAATGACAATGACAATGACAATGACAATGACAATGACAATGACAATGACAATGACAATGAAAATGACAATGTATTAGTAGTAGATTGTGGTGGTGGGACTACAGATTTTACTGTATTAGAATGTGATTACTCTGATATGTTTTTTGAAGTTAAACAAACTTGCGGTGATATATTTTTAGGTGGTGAGGATATAACAAACAATTTAGTAAATTATGTTTTATCTAAATCAAATGTTTGTTTTACAACAAAACGTGTTGATAATATTAAAAAACAATGTGAAACTTGCAAATGTAATCTTAGCTTTACAACAAAAGATAATATATTTATAAATGAAAATAAAAATTTATGTATAAGTAGACCACAATTTATATCTATTAATAACGTTTTTTTTGACAAAATAAAGTCATACTTGATGCAAATTACTTTTAAAATTAACAAGGTTATTCTTATTGGTGGTACAACAAGAATTCCTCATTTTGTAACAATTATAAGGGATATATTTGGAAAAGACATAGTTGTCCAAAATAAAATAAATCCTGATCATACAGTTAGCATTGGTGCTGCTATACAAGGATATTTATTAACAAATAATGTTAATGCTAAAAATACCAATTTAGATATTACATTTTTAGATATTGCACCAATGTCATTAGGTGTGGAAACTATAGGTGGTATAATGAGTCCAATAATATCAAAAAGTAGTATTTTACCTGTTAGTAAAACACAAGATTTTACAAACTCTGACTCTAATTCTGAAATTGAAATACGTGTTTTTCAAGGTGAACGTAGACTAGTAAAGGACAACTTATTTTTAGGTTGTTTTAAAATAATACTTGATAGCCCTAAAAAAAACAATATTATTATTCAAGTCACATTTGATATTAATTCTGACGGTATATTAATAGTAACAGCTAAAGAAAAATCACAAACCAATGAAAAAATGTTGATAATAACGGATTATTTAAAACGATTAGATGACACTTATACATATCCTGATGAATATGAAAAAATAAAAGATTCAGAAATGTCCAGTAAAATTTTAGCAAAAATAGAACTAAATAACGTTTTTCAAAGTATTTCTTATAAATATACAATTAAAGATAATATACAATTAAAACAATTATTAAATGAGATATTAGATATTATTACAAATTTTCAAGACTATACAACTGAATATTTAGTCGAATATAAAAATAAATTTCAAGAACAATGGCATATTATTAATTTAACATAAAATTTTTTTATTCGTATTTAATATATACATAGTCTGAAGTTATGTCTGAAGTTATGTCTGAAGTTATGTCTGACGTTACCTTTGATACACATTCTAATTTTTGGTCAATGAGTGAAAGTGATAAATCGGGTGTTTGTAAAACAGATGATTTAAAACTTGATGAATATAAAATTTTAAAATTTTTGGGATCTGGATCATTTGGAAGTGCTTATCTTGCAAATCGTGTAAATACTTCTAAACAATATGTATTAAAATTTATTCAAATTAAAAATCCAAACAGTAAAAGTGTTGGTGTAAAATTAGAAGATATACATTCTGAGATAAATATTTTACGAAAAATTTCAAATAATGGTTGTACTCCAGATATTTTATGTTATCACGATCACTTTTTTACTTGCAAAGATAATATTGTTAAAATGGTTATTGTTACCGAAGCATTTACTAATTCTATTTCTTTAACTAAATTTATAGAGACAAATGTATTAAATATAAGTAATAAATTAGACAATGAAATATCTAGTTTAATGGATCAACGTGACGATATAGAAGACAATTTAAGATATTTATCAAATTCTATTGATGCACAATCGTTACAACAATTACAACAAAAACTTAATAAAATAGAATTAAAAATAAAAATTAAAAGCGAAAAATTAGAAGAAAATCAAATAACACCTTTATCTCACAATATATTATTAAAAATAATGTACAATGTTTTAAAGGCTATGTATCACCTTTTTAAAGTAGAGATTGGTCACGGTGATTTAAAACCAGCTAATATACTAATTAATGAAAAGACATATGCTATACAAATAATAGATTTTGGTTTAGCTTGTACAAAGGATTGTCTTCCATTGGGAACTATTCTGTATGACTCTCCAGAAATATTAAAGAATCATCTTAAGGGGAGAATTGAACGAACATTTTCATTAAATCGTTTACAAAAATCAGATATTTTCACTATAGGATTAATTTTTTACGAACTTGCAAATGGGAAATTGCCATTGTTGCCAAAACAGTTACCTATAAAAGAGCTTTTTGATTTTTATAACACAGGTACAATTTTTTCGATGTACAATGAAAATAAATACCCTATTGACGAAAAAATCAATACATTTATAGATTCTATTTTAAAAATAGATCCAGATGTTAGACCTGAAATTAAAAAATTAATAACTAATTTAGAAGAAATTATTCAAGAATATAATGTATTAGTAGAAAAACACAAAAGCAAACGTGAACGAATAGAAATAGATCATCAAAGTCCTGTTAATTATTCACCTGTTAAATATTCACCTGTTGTATTTACACCAAATACACCAAATACATCAAATGAAATAAATACACCAAATGAAATAAATACGCTGTCTCAAAAAGGAAGTGGATTTAATAAAAAAACATCTAAATATCCTCGCAAATGGAGTAAGGAATAACGACTCCTTGTAATAAAATGGGATTTTCACAAAAAGCTAGTTGTAGATATCACAAAACGCTAGTTGTAGATATCACAAAACGCTAGTTGTAGATATCACAAAACGCTAGTTGTAGATATCACAAAAACTGCTATAAATAATTACTTTATAAGATCATTTATAAGATCATTTATAAAATCATTTATAAGATCATTTATAAAATCATTTATAAAATCATTTATAAAATCAATTTAACTTACGTTAATTTTTATTAATTTTTATATTTAAAATTAATATAAAACAAATGGTTCAAGTTGATGTTTATGGTGATGCACGTGCTACCTGCACTCAAAGAGTATTAATTCTTTTAGAAGAATTAGATTTAAAGTACGATCTAAAATCTGTTGATTTATCAAAGGGAGAACATAAAAAACCAGAATTTATGGAATTACAACCATTTGGAAAAGTACCAGCAATTAAATACGATGATCGTGTAGTATTTGAATCTAGAAGTATTTTACGATACATTGCAAAAAACAATGTTGAAATCAAAGATTTTCTTGGCGGAACTGATGTTGATATTTGGTTAGAAGTTGAGTCACAAAATTACAATCCACCAGTTAGTCGTATTGTTAATGAAAAATTGTTTAAAAAATGGCGTGGTGAACGTCCTGATTTGGAAGTTGTAAAAAGTTCTGTTGAAGAATTAGAACGTGTATTGGATGTTTATGAACGACGTTTAGCAACGGTTCCTTTTATTGGAGGAGAAGAATTTAGTATTGCAGATATTAGTCATATTCCTTATACTAATTACCTCCTTAAATGTGGCTACAAGGATTTATACAAGCAACGTCCAAACGTTTACAAATGGTTAAAGAGAATTGTTAAACGAGATAGTGTTCAATTTTTATTAAAGGAAAGTGAACAAGAAAAAGACAAAAACCAAGACGAAGAATAAATTACGTTTTTATTAAATTCATAAATTTTTTTATTAAAATTTTATGAAAATTACAAATCTTTAGTATTTCCTCTACCAGGAAACATAGCATAACGATTATCTTTTCCAGCTGAAAGCCCTCCATCACTATTATCTCTAAATACTAATACACCATTTTCATCACGTATACACCATTTTGATCCTATACATAATTGATTTCCTGGAATAGTAATATTACCATCACGATCCCATCTAATAGCATTCTTTTCACCACCTTGATCATCTGGACGTGTACTACCTAAGGCACCTCCGTTCCATCCGTGAACAAATGGACCATCAAGATCACCTTTATATTTCATTCCATGGAATTGATCTCTAATAGTAATAGCCTTTTCAGTAGGAACTGATACATTACCATCTATTTGAGTGTCACCTCTGATATAATTTTTTGCGTCATCTTTCCAATCAAAGTGTGTCCATCTGCCATCACGGCGTCTAAAGTTGGCACCAGTCCAATCTCCTGGTGCTGCTATATCGCCAACAACAAGTGTTGGGCCAACAATATTTTGTGCTGAAACAAATCCAGAATCTGCTCCTGAAGCATACGAATCTAGATTATTTTTAGTCCATCCTGTACCCATATAATGAATACGACCTCTTACACCCTTTATACGAATGTGCGCAAATCTATCAACACGAGTAATTGGTACAACTGCTGCGCCATCGTGAAATTTATCAGTATCAGTATTTTTAACATTTTGGAAAGCATTAACACGTCTAACGAACACTTCTTGTCCATTAGCTAAAACACCAAATATGTCAAAGTGTCTACAATTTGACCAAGGTAAATGAAATAAGAAACCAGATTTCATACCAGCTGGTACAGCAATATCTGCAGTTCTATTACTTGTATTATTGTCATTATTATCATCTCCAAGGTTATCTTTGTTTTCAGTATGGGCAAATCCTCCACGACCAGGACCACGAATAGATGGATCCCAATACCAGTCTCCACCAACTTTCCATCCAAGAGAAAACTTGGCATCATTACCGTTTGTAAATGCGTCAAAATCCGTGGATCCTGCAACAGCTGGTTTATTCTTTAATTCATCAATTTCTCCAAGGATATTACGTCCAGCTGCAGTGATATTACCCCTAGATTTAATATTACCTTGGTTATCAACAACAAATCTACCTCCTCCAACACCAGGAAAATCTACACTAAATTCTCCTTCTCCACCCATACTTATACCATTTTCTACACGTAATGTTTTAGTACCCAAGTTTCCAGCTACATTTACACTAGGCCCATGAATATTTACTCCACCAGTAAAATCACCAGCATAATTAATAGTAAGTGCAGAACCGCCATCACGTACTAAAGCACGAGCAGGACCAACTGGACCTCTTTCAGGAGAAGTATCTTTACCTAAAACAAAATCAACTTGTTTATTATATTCCATACCACCACTAACCGGAACCGCTTTAGATTTTAATTCATCAATTTCTCCAAGGATATTACGTCCAGCTGCAGTGATATTACCACTAACGTTTACATTTCCGTCTGGCATAAATTGAGTTTGTTTACTCCAATCCCAGTTAGCACCATCTGTTCCTGGTGCAACATATAACTGTTTACGTCCATCATCTGGAGTGTGTAAAATCCAAGAATTATTACCACTCATTACAACATTGTCTCCAACAAAAGCATTTCTAGCTACAGTAACATCGCCATCACGATTCCATCGCAAAGCTTCTTTATATCCACCTTTATCTGCTTGTTGAGAAGTACCTAAGGCACCACCACCATAACCATAAACAGCAGGGCCGTCAAGTTTATCATTGAATGACATGCCGTGGAACTGATCACGAATGTTAATTGCTTTTCCACTAGGAACGTTTACATTACCACCAATATTTGCATCACCTCTAGATTTAATATTACCTTGGTTATCAACAACAAATCTACCTCCTGGAACATTTGGAAAATCTACACTAAATTCTCCTTCTCCACCCATACTTATACCATTTTCTACACGTAATGTTTTAGTACCCAAGTTTCCAGCTACATTTACACGAGGCCCCTGAATATTTACTCCACCAGTAAAATCACCAGCATAATTAACAGTTAACGCAGAACCGCCATCACGTACTAAAGCACGAGCAGGACCAACTGGACCTCTTTCAGGGGCAACGTCTTTACCTAATTGAAAATCAACTTGTTTAATATATTCGATACCAGCTGGAACCGCTTTAATATCAGATTTTAAAGCGTAATCCCCCTTTGGTTGGTAATCTCCCTTTGGTTGAAAACCTGAAAGATCTCCCTTTACCGCATAATCACCTTTTAGTTGAAAAGCAGCAAGATCGCCCTTTGCTGCAAAATTTGCAGCCTGTGGAATATCAGATTTTAATGCATAATCTCCTGCAGGTTGATAATTTCCTTTAGGTTGAAAAGCTGAAAGATCCGCCTTTACTGCGTAATCTCCTGCAGGTTGATAATTACCTTTAGGTTGAAAAGCTGAAAGATCCGCCCTTAATGCATAATTACCTACAGGTTGATAAGCAGATAAATCACTTTTCATAGCATAATTCCCAGCAGGTTGATAATCACCTTTTGGTTGATAATTACCCTTTGGTTGATAATCAGCCAAATCGTTTTTCATAGCATAATTTCCAGATGGTTGATAAGCAGAAAGATCACCTTTTGTTGCAAAATTGGCAGCTTTTAAATCAGGTTTTGTAACATAATCACCTATTACTTGATATTTACCACTTGCTTCATCTCTTTGTACATAACTATCTTCCATCTTTTTTTTAAATGTTTTAAAAGTATTATTTGTTAGATAATCTCCTTGAACTTGATAAATATTAGGTAAATCTTTACGTAATTTATCAAAATCGGTAAGGGGCGTATATTTATCACCTACCCATTTTTGTGTTGCGTTAGCATTTGAAGACATAATGTTATTATATATTAATATAAGAAATAAAATAACATTAAAAAAATAAAATATTTAATAAATTGAATTTTATTTAAAACTGTAAGATTTGCGTAGTTAAAATGTCAGATAAATTTTCGTACGAATATCTTTGTCTTGTGCAATTAATAAAGAACAAGAGTTTGAAAGATTGATATTACAATTTAGTAATCTTAGTAATTTTCATCGTATGAGCCTAATTGATGTTTATTTAGAAGATTCTTCTTTATTTAGTTCTATTTTTTCAAATGATCCTGATTATGACGTGTATATACAATGGTATGGTCGGTCTTATTGTAAAGAACGTCAGTAACGTCTTATTGTAAAGTAATGTCATTTAATAAAAATTCCTATATATTTAGTACCTTGCCCGCTTACGCGCTCTGCGTTAAGGCCCTTTAAGGTGTTACTTGCCAAGATAATTTAAGATTAGGATCTGTCCAACCTGAACCTAAACTATCTATACGATAAATTACCACGTCAAATGTTGTTGTTGTTAAATTTTTAAATGAAACAGTGTATACATTTGTATTATTTGACGTTGTTTGTATACTACCAATTATTTTGTAGTTTGTATTTAACATTGTCTTGCCAATGGATATACTAGTAATTTCATATACACCTGTTCCACTAAAACTCCCAATTGTCCTATTACCTACTATATTAGTCAAATTTTGCCCATCTACAACTAATGACCCACCTACATACAAATCTTTTACAATAGAACCTCCACCAACAGCAACAAATGACCCACCTGAACCAACACCAGATGAATTTTCAGTTGAATGTAGTACTAAATTACCACCAGTTTGAATACTCATAACCTTTGTTGTACCTTGATACCATATAAATCCACTGTTTATATCAGGTACACCTGACCACATATTACCAGATTCTATACCTAAAGCATAATCTGCCGAAACAGATGATAAACTAGGATACAATACAATTTTACTTCCCAATGATCTAGTAATTGTTGTTGGTGCATTTAATCCAGAACCTGTTTGTGTAAAATAAATACCACCGGTACCGGAAATAACAGTATCTCCATTAATATTTAAACAACCACCAGAAACATCGGTAACGTTTGTATTTGCAACACGTGTTGATTCGTTTATATACATACTTCCATTCACATCTAATTTAAATCTTGGTGTACTTGTAGCTATACCTATATTTCCACTTGTGCTTGATATACACATTAATTTATTGTCATTGTAATCAGCCCAAGCAAAATGTGCAAAATTAGGATTATTGGTACCAGAACGAAATAACATACCCCAATCAGAATCTCTATAAATACTACCATAAGTATATGTACCTAAACCACCAATTATTATAGAATCCCCCCTTATATCTCCACTTACATCCAAGTCGTATACTGGATTATTTGTACCAATACCTACACCTGTTGAATTAATCATCATTTGTTCGGTTCCTACATTACCCATTGAACTACCCGTTTTAAAAGAATGTGACCCGGTTGCTTGGTACACAATTACATTACCACTTGTAAATCCAAAACCATTAAATGAATCTGTATCACTTGATAAACTTAATATTTGTTTATTGTTTGATCTACCAAGATCTAACACGTACATTGGACTTGTTGTATTTATACCAACGTTTCCACCTGTTGTAAAAATTGACCCAATCGTATTTGAATCAAAACTACTTGTTATACCATCACCAACAAATAAACGTTTACCTATTGCTGCACCTCCTTCTATCAGCAACGCTCCACCATTTGTAACAGAAACTGCATCAGTTGGAGATTGAACTGTTATCCCACCATATGTTAGTAAAGATCCTGTACTCAAATTAATAGCATCATCAGTTGACGTTAGTGTTAAATATGCAAATGTACTACCAGTATCCGTACCACCAGAAATCAAACCATCAACGTACAAATTAGTCTTTACATGTAAATTACCGTTAACATCTAATTGATAAGCAGGATTTACAATATTTACACCTACATTACCACCATACGTAAATAAATTACCCAAAGTATTAGATTCGTTTACCGCTAAAATCCCACCACTACATCTTATTGTTCCATTTACATCAAATTTATATTCTGGATTTGTCCTTGCAATTCCAATATTTCCAGATGATGTAATTGTCATATATACACTTGCACCAGATATACTTGTAAAACGTAAATCTGCAGCAGAATTTGATGTTGTTGCTGATGTACCAGATTCAATACGATTTATATTAGAGTCCTTTAAAAAACGTAATCCATCATTTGTAGTAAAAATTCCATTTATATGTGCTGTACCATTTACGTGTAAATTATTTTCAGGATTCCAAGTATTTATACCCACATTACCTCCAGTAGTATATATATTACCTATAGTATTACTATTTCCTATAGCAACAAGGTTACCTATTATATTCATATTATTTGATGTTACATTTGTAATGGTTGCGGCTGATGAAAATAAATTTGAAATGGTTGTATTTGTTGCTTTTATATTTGGTACTACTAAATTACTACCAATTGTAACATTTACACCGACATTTGCATCTATACCAACATATAAACTTTTTCCAATACTTGCTCCACCTAAAGTTGTAAAACTACCACCTGATCCTAAACCTATAGATTCTACTGTATTAAAAATGCTTACATAACCCATTTTCATACCTATGTAATCACTTACTACAACATTTGTAGAACCTGGATCATCTGATGTCCATCCTAATGTAAAATCACCTTGTGTTTCACTGTAATATTGTGTAGCATAAACTCGATTATAAATTGCAAAAGTGTCACTTGCACTTGGTTGTATTGACCAAGCTGTATTAACTGTAGCAATTCTACTAACACCAATATAACCTGAAATTCTTCTTACTTGACCGTTACCAGTTCCAGATGTTATTTTAATAAAAGATCCTGTATAATGATCATCTTCAGAACTTGCTATCATATTTAACGTAACAGTTGTAGTTGTAGAATTCGATAATGTAGATGAAATAACTGGATTATCTGTTACTATATCACCAGAGTTACTATCATTTTCTAATTGATATCTTTGAAATAATATACCTGCATCTCTACCAACAATTGGTGAACTGTTGATTACAATCAAATTATCTTGTACATTTACCGTTTGAGAAATTATTTGCGTTTGAGATCCATACACAGTTAAATTACCTCCTATATGTACATCCTTTGCAAAACTAGCACCACCTGCTATAGTTAAAGCACCACCTTGTGTAATACTTGATGAATTACTTGTTTTATTTATACTTAGACCACCGTATAATAACAATGCTCCTGTTGATGAATTAGTAGATTCTGTTGTATTTTTACTATAAATACCTGTTTCAGAATCTACTAAAAAAATATTATTCCCAGAATCATCAAGACATCTTAATTTAATAGATGATGACATTATATATAATAACTTTTTAAAAAAGTTTAATCAAAATAAACTTCCGTAAATTTTTATTTTAATTAAATGTAAATTAATATGTCTTATTTAAATTTACCTTGCCCAACCGATGGGTTTATTTAAACTTGTCAATGATCTTTGATGAATACTTGTTTTTATGATAAAATAGTAAAAGAAATACCAACTAAACTATTAGAAGGAATTACTATTTTGTTAATATAACCTAAAATTTTTGTTTTAATAATTCCAGAACCATCACATTGCAAATTCTTTTCATTAAGAATTGATATAACTGTATTTGAAAAATCATGATTAAATTGTAAAGTAATATCAGTTGATTTATTTGATAATATAACTAACCCAATTTTTTTTTCATCTTGACATCCAATCCAAGTCAAATTTTTATTATTCAATTGAGGTAAATCTAAGAGAATACTATTTGGTGTTATAAAATGAGTAAACATTTGTAAACATTGATATTTTGCACTATATATAATATTATTAAGATTATTAAAATCAACTTGTAAAGCGCCCCATCCATTTCCTGTGAGATGTTCTATAATTTGCCATGTACACCAAGCCTCAGGTTTTAGGTAGATGATATCTGACATTATCATATTAGCTAATACAATAACATTTTGGAAATCATAATAGTTAGTTATACCATTAGTATATCCAAAATCAACTTCTGACATAATTATAGGTTTGTCTTTTAGTATCCATTTAATAAGTCTTCTAAAAATATTACTGTCTTCAAATCCATAAGTATTAAATCCTAAAACATTACCCCAAGTATACCTATGAACATTAAATCTTTGAAAACATACAGTACCATTTACAAGTGAAACGAGACCAAAGAATACCGAATTTTCTTCATAACCAGAAATATCTACGTGTGTCATATCTCGATTATCCAATACTTTTCTTAAAGAATTAAATAATTTCCCACGAGCTCCGTTACCAAACACATTGTAATAACAACCCTCCTGACTACCTAAGGTCGTCCATCCTGGATTCAAAGCTTCATTGATAGGGCTAATACTAGTAAAATTAATATTGTCGTGTTCAGATAAATACTTTGTAACATCAACAAGATACGTTGCAAATTCGTCTATGCATTCTGATTTCAAATTATTGGAAAAAGTAATATCTTGTTTGATAAAAGGTACGTCCCAAGGTTCACTTCCAGCAGTACAACCTGAAACCGTCATATGATTAGGTGGTGAATTAGCAAAGGCTTCAAAATGTTGAACACCTAATTCTTTAGCCTTTTTTAAAAAATATCTTTGTCCAAGATCGATAGTGTCCCAATTACCGGTATAAGCTTCAATTGCACCACCAATCCTAAAATTCTTTGCTAAACTTGGATCTTCAACTCCTCCAATACAGTACCTTACAAAATTTAAATGTAAACCATTTTTATTATTTTTATTAAAAAGTAAATCACAAAGAAAGTCAAGCGATTTTTTGTCGTCAGATTTTCCAATGTATCCCATCCACGCAATTGATGATCCAAAACCTTTAAAAATATTACAACTTTTTACTGAATTAAAATTAAAATTTATATATTCTGTATGTATCATTTATTTTTAAAATTATTTATCTTTAAATTATAAAAAAATGTTACAGATTTTATTAAACAATAATTTGATAAAACTAAGACCGATACATCAACGTTACACAACGTTACACATCATTACATAAAAATGTAAATTTTGTGTGAAAACATATAGATTTAGTACATTACTCACTATATATTAAACGAGCACACGCCGACTGTATCTTGCATCCAAAAATATTTTATCACCAATTTTTTAATAAAATATTTGTACTTCCTAGAATATCTCTGTCTATTGTAAAATTGCAATGAAGTCGTAAAATAAACTATGGGTGAGATTCTTTATATTCTGTAAATTCTTTTTTAAGTTCTTTTATCGCTTCAATCAATAAAGGTATTAATTCTGTATAACTCACGCCAAGTTTACCTTCATTATTCGTTGCAACTATTTCTGGTAAAACAGCTTGAACATCTTGTGCAATAACACCAATTCGACGTGGAAAGTCTTCTGGATCTGTTTTAAATTTATAATACATTCCTTTTATTTGAGATACTTTATCTAACGGATTTTGTATATCTTGGAAATCTGTTTTTAAAGTTCTATCAGAATTGGCTGTCCAAGAAGTGGCACCACCAGCTAAATATACACCGCCACTAGCATTTTGTATTACGAATTGATTTGAGTTATTTATACGCATAGTTGTTACCGAATTTCCAGCACGAACGAAAGCTAAGTGAGCGCGTTGAGCTTCATTAGTATCATCTTGTGTAATATTTACAGATCCATAATTACTATTATCAACAGTTCCATTACCTATACTAACTAAGCCTTCCACCTGAAGCTTTCTACCTGGACTAGTAGTTCCGATACCTACATTACCACCAACAAAAACACTTTTTATAACAGATAAACCGCCAGAAAGTGATAATGAAGCAGAACTTGAACTATTAGCATCCATTGTACTTAAAATACTTAAATTACCAGATATTACAGCATTACCAGATGTTGGTACAATCGAATTATAACCAGTTGCAAGATTTATAGCTGTAACTTGATAATTTATAGTAGTACTTATCCAACCAGTTTGATTTACACTAGTATATTGCAATTGTCCACTACTTGTAATACTAAAAGTAATAGCTATATCATCACCAAAAACGGAATCGTTTATAATCCAACCTGAACTAGTTTGAGTACCTTCTATATAATACATAGCATTTAAACTTTGTGTTAAAGTAACTAATTTGACATTAATACTACTAGTAAAAGACCCAAAAACGCTATTAGATAATAAAAATCCTGTTATATCAGTTTCAGATACTACATTATTTGCTGCAGCAAAACTCCCAGCAAATTGATTACTAATACCAGAAACATTAACATTACCACCCACTATTAAATTTTTAGTAATACCCATACCACCTGAAACTACAACACCGGCTGAACTCGTAGTTGTTGCATCTGTTGTACTAGATACAATTAAAGAAGATATCCTTACATCCGTCGCATTCAATGTACCAGCTACGTCTAATTGATAAACAGGACTAGTTGTATTCACACCAACATTTCCACCTGTCGTAAAAATTGATCCAATAGTATTGCAATCGAAACTACTCGTTATACCATTTCCAACAAATAAACGTTTACCTATTGCTGCACCTCCTTCTATTAGCAACGCTCCACCATTAGTAAGGGAAATTGCATCTGTAGGTGATTGAACTGTTATACCACCATATGTTAGTAAAGATCCAGTACTCAAATTAATAGCATCATCCGTTGATGTTAATGTCAAATATGCAAATGTACTACCAGTTTCTGTACCACCAGAAATCAAACCATCCACGTATAAATTAGTTTTAACATGTAAATTACCGTTTACATCCAATTGGTAAGCAGGACTTGCAATATTTATACCAACATTACCACCTGTAGTAAAAATATTACCAATAGTATTAGAATCACCTAAAGCAACTAAATTATTTGTAATTCTTGCCGTAGCAATAGTACTTGTTGTAACATTAGCATCTGTTATTCTAGCACCAGCAGCAGTTATACCTGTACTAGCATTCAAAGTACCTGTACTTATATTAGTAGCAACAGCGTTTGTATTTAACAAAGTTGCAATAGTACTTGTAGTCACGTTAAGTGTACCTGCTGTAATTGTTGTACCAACAATATTTGTAGCTGTAACGTTTGTAGCAACAACTGAACCAGAAGTATAACTAACATTTCCAAAAGTAGTTGTCCATTGACTTCCAAGATAAGCAATACCATTTTGATAAAGACTTCCAGTAAAATTAATATTACCAACCGTAATACCACTTGGTGCCTGCAAAGTACCAGTAGAAACATTGGTTGCAGTTACATTAGCAAGAGCACTAGTTCCAGATGCATTAAGACCACCAACACTAACATTTGTTGCAGTTGCAGATTCAGTTATATTAATAGTACCAGTTGTAATACCAGTTGAAGCAAAGATTGTACCTGTACTAACATTTGTAGTAATAGTATTTGTATTTAACAAATTAGAAATAGTACTTGTAGTGATAACGGCATTTGTATTTAACAAATTAGAAATAGTACTTGTCGTAATAGAGGCATTTGTGATAGTGGCATTTGTGATAGCGGCATTTATTATAGTTGCTAAATTTGTTATATTAATATTACCAGAAGTAATATTTGTATCAGTTGCATTAGTTGTTGTAATATTGACAGTTGTTAATGTCCCCCCTATAACTAAATCTCCTGATAAACTTAAACTTCCACCTGTAATTGTTGTACCGGATATATATACAGATGATATCGTAGAAAAATTACCAATAATACTATTTAAATTTGAAACCGTTAAATTTGACGCCGTTAAACTTGTTCCGATTATATTTGTTCCAATTATATTTGCCCCACTTATATTTGTTCCACTTATATTTGTTCCACTTATATTTGTTCCACTTATATTTGTTCCAATTAACGAATTTATAGACGAATTTGTTGATATAAAATTAGATACACTTGCATTTGTCAAAACAGAATTTGTAACAGTAGATCGTGTTGATATTATATCAGCAGTTAAATTACCATTTGTCACATATACATTATAAAACAATCTTTTTGACAATGACATTCTTAATTATAGTTGATAAATAAAATTTAATCTTTTTAAATTATTTGATAAATAAAATTTAATCTTTTTAACTATTTAAATTTTATTTATTTATTCTTTCCATCAAATTTAAAAGTGATTTTTTCAAATCATTTATTTCACGTTGTTTTACTTCATTATCATAATCCAAACGTTGAATTGCACCAACTAAATAAGGAATCAAACGTTCGTGTTTTATATTTTTATACACATTTCCAGTATTAATTTGCGTGTATTCTGATACCGCCAATGGGATTAACGGTTCTACTTCTTGAGCTATAAAACCTACATCTAATATACCACGTTTCGATTCATTAAAAATGTCATCACGCCAATTAAAAGTCACTGGTCTCAGTGATCGTACTGTATCTAAAGCTACATCATTACTTATATCAAATATATTTTCCTTGAGACGACGATCAGATAAATTTCCAAATGAAATGATATCACCTGTACATGTCAAATTCCCAGTACTTGTAAATAGCGCAGCGTTATTTAAATGCAACATACCAGATGGTGCTGTCGTGGATATACCAACATTACCACTTTTTAGTGTCATTGTTTCAGAATTATTTGAAAACATATGCAATGTACTTGTCGCACCTGCGCCTAATTGAAGATACATATCTTTATCAAGACTAGAACTACTATTTCTTATTACTCTCATATCAGCATATTGATCATTAGTCGCTGTATCAAAACCAGTTGTACCAGCACTGCCGGTAATAGTTAATGTACCTGTGAATCTTCCTGTTCCAGTAACATCTAAGGTATAACTTGGACTTATTGTATTAATACCTACGTATCCATTATTACTTGCACCATTTGTATAAATACTTAAATTACCAGTATTACCAGCAATAATTCTACTTTGATAATCTCCACCACTTGTACCAAAATCTATATAATTCCCAGCAGTACTATTTAATTGTATAACAGCATATGTACCAGAATCAATACCTAGGTGAACACCGTTTCCAATTGGTGAAACTGGTATACTACCAGCTACATGTAAAGAAGATCCAGGACTTACAGTGTTGATACCTACATTACCACCAGTAGTAAAGATACTACCTACGGTATTAGAGTTACCAAGCGAGACCAAATTGCTTGTAATTCTAGCAGTAGCAATGGTACTTGTTGTAATATTAGCATTTGTAATTTGGGCACTGGCAGTTGTGATATCTGTAACATTAATTGTACCTGCGGAAATATTTGTCGCAGTTACATTTTGCAAACTAGATAAACCAGTTGCAACAATTGTTCCAACTGAAATAGCCGTATTTAATATATTTGTACTCGTAATATTCACAGTAGTTAAAGTTCCTCCTATAATTAAATTACCAGATAAACTTAAATTACCACCAGTAATAGTAGAGGCAGACAATGTACCAGCACTAACATTTGTAATGATTATATTTGGTATAGTTGCAGTTGTAGCTGCTAAATTAGCAGTACTCGTTAAACCTGTGTTTAACAAAGCAGCTGTTGTAATATCCGTAACATTAACTGTACCAGCACTAACATTTGTAATGATTATATTTGGTATAGTTGCAGTTGTAGCTGCTAAATTAGCAGTACTCGTTAAACCTGTGTTTAACAAAGCAGCTGTAAATATACCTCCTGCTGTTATACTTATAACATCCAATGTACCTGCACTAACATTTGTAATTATACCATTTGTAATTGTACCATTTGTAATTGTACCATTTGCAATTGTACCATTTGTTGTTAGTAAATTTGTAATTGTACCGTCATTAGCATTTATAGATCCTGTAGTAATCCCCGTAGTTATTCTAGCTGCATTACTTGTTATATTTGTAACTTTAACATTACTGGAAGTAATATTAACAGCATATAATGTCTTTGATACTGTAGCACCACCAGCCAAATATAATGATCCATTATTAATACCAATATTACTATCAGCTGTACTTAAAATTTGTATAGTATTTGTTATTAATGTACCTTGAGTTTGTGATCCAGCATATGTATAATTTCCCGTATTTGAAATTTGATTAACAAAAAATCTAAATATACCATTTGTAAAACCAGAAATATTTGTAGAAGTATACTGTATTTGTCCCAAATTAGTTATATTAAAAACAATACCAGAATCATCACCATAACCAGTTGTATATAAATACCATTGCGATTCAGTTTGGTTAGCATCTAATATAAAAGTTTCGTGTAAATTACCACCACTTGATTCAATACTAACAGACAAGTTTACTGTAAAAGATCTTGTATCAGTACCTGATAACCCATCTACATTTGCAGGTACATTTGTATTGTTGCCAAATGCGAATGATCCAGAAAACATATTCGAAATACCCAAATTTAAATTATTGGCTACTATATTACCTGTTGTCAACATTGTACTAGTTATACTGGATACATTTATGCTGTTTGTACTAATATTTGTGGTAGATATATTTGTACTAGATATATTTTCAGTAATTATACCAGTTCCTACACGCAATGTTTTTTGAATACTTGCTCCACCTGCTGTTAAAAAACTACCACCGTCAGTTAATGAATTGGAATCAGTTGTACTTTGAATAGTAATACCACCAAATGTTACTAATGACCCAGTGCTTAAATTAATGGCATCATCTGTTGCTGTCAATGTTAAATATGCAAATGTACTAGAACTAGCTGCAGCACCAGTAATTGAACCATTGACATATAAATCTCTATTAACATGCAAATCATCTCCAACATACAACTGATTAGCAATACCAGCACCACCAGATACTTTTAAAGCACCAGAGTATATATCAGTTGCATCTGTAGTAGTTGTTATTGAAACAGAATTGTCATTTGCATTTAATATAACTGGCGAACTTGTTTGATTACCAGCAACTAATTTTAATGACACAGCTGTATCTGATAATATATAACTGGAACCAGCTAAGGATACAAGTGAACTACTTACATTTGCATATCCTGTAAATAATTTCGTATTACCAGAATTGTCTGCAAATTCAATGGATGAATTCCCACTAATCGAGTTATTTTGAATTTGTAAAACATTACTATTATTTTGCGATGTAATTACGGAAGCAACGGTTGCATTAACTCGCAAATTACCTGTTATATCCAATTTATAATCTGGACTGGAATTTCCTATCCCAATATTTCCACCAGTAAAAGACAATGCTCCATCCGCTTCATCCTTCCATTGTGAACTAATATATAAACTACCATTTTTATATAAATCGCCAGTAAAATTAATATTACCTGATGTAATCCCACTTGCATTAAGTACAGATGTAGTTATATTTGTTGAAATCATATTATTAGAATTTACCGTTCCATTAACGTCTAATGTATAAGCTGGTGATGTCGTAGCAATACCAACATTTCCATTTGTAGCTGGTATAAACAAATTCCCACCAGATGACGACCATTGACTTGAAACATATAAACTACCATTCTGATATAAATCGCCAGTAAAATTAATATTTCCAGCAGTCAAACCCGTTACATTAAGAGTAGATGTACTTGAATTTGTTGATATTACATTTGTAATGTATCCAGAATCTCCAACTCTTATACTTTTTTCAAATGAAGCCCCACCCCTTACTGTTAAACTTCCTCCTGATGTTAAATTTGTAGTATCCGTTGTATTATTAATACTTAAACCTCCATTGTATAAAACAACTGTAGCAGTTGATGAATTTACAGATGGTGTTGTAGAATATAAAAATAATTGACCATATTCACTTGTACTAATACGAGAATTATTTTCTGTAATACCATTGTTATTATAATCATTAACAAATTCTAAAGAATTAGCTATATCAATAACTTTTCTAGATGTCATATTACTACTTACTTATAATACCACATTATTTTTTTTTTGTTGTTTAAATGAAATATTAAATTAATTAC